TCCATTGTTCCTTACTTAGAAACAAACCCTCTCGAAGTGAGACGCAGACCTCCTGCCTTCACCTTGGCTGGCATCAGAAGAATCTTGACCCATTCCTCGTATGTATGCGTCTTCTGATACTCAATTGCCTGTGGGGGCACTGGACGCCCCCCGATGTTGTACACGTAGTGAATACGACTCGGGTCTGACTGCGTTTCCTTCCGGAGGAACCCGGTCTTGGCAAGGTCGATGGTCCATTTCAGATCTTCGCCTCGCGTGGCGTCTTCGAACTGAACAAGCTTCGCAATGTCTGCAAGCATCGGGTTCAGATGATTGGGTGGACGCACAAACACGCCGTCTACGTACAGTTTCCCGGTGAGAGGAATGTCAATGCTGTGGGTGAAGGTGTGTCCCTCCATCCGCCCTCGAATCCGCATCACGTCCTTCTGCTCCGTAAAGCACGCCAAGAAATCCTCGAAATACGCATCCGTCACCGAATCGTCATCGTCGATAAATGTCGTGTACTTGCCCTTGGCGTTTGCCAGAAGGGTGCGGCGTTTCATGCCCACACTCATTTCGCGGTTGTCCAGTGCTTCGTTGATGTCAAGCCGCAGGCCCGGGCAGATGCGAGCAAATTGTTCGCGGAGAGTCGCCTTCAACGCTTCGCACTGAGCCCGCCGCTCAATCAGAGTCGGAATCAAGATCGACAGGTCAAACTCATACGCCTTTCGCGAAATGTAGGTTCGAAGGTCCTCTTCGAGATACCGATTGTTCCGGAGATAGAGCGAATCAAAGGCAACCTTGTGTCCAAGCGTCGGGTGGCGATGACGAATGATACATGCGGGATTGTAGATTGTCTTTGAGCTTAGGGTAGTCTTGCACAAATCCGTCAGCTCCGTATCGCAATAGAAACTCTTGTACTCGGGTGCATAGATTGAACCGAGTCGTTCATACATGGTGCGTCCATAGATTGATAACGTGTTCAGCCGAGTCCCCTGGAATCCGTCATTGAACCAAAGAATGCAATCGCGGTCGGGAGGCATGCTGCGTCGAATATGCTCATCGTATCCGCGAACCTCGGGAATCATGTCGTCCGAGACCAACACAATGATATCCCAAGGATAGTCTACCTTTCCAACATCCGCATTGCACGCCTCAATCTTCGTCGTGCTTCCGCCATAATACAGTGCGTTCCATGCGAACCGTTTGATGACACTGAACAGCTGTTGTTGAATGTCATGTCCGGTCATGGTGGCGTCGTCTACATCGCATGAGACGACAACACCAATTAAGTCTGGCCGAGCGGCCATGCCGAGATACTGGTTTAGCGTTTTTATCAGCTGATTGGGTCGCGAGCGGCTGGGACATTTCAGAAGAATTCGCGACATTACTATTTGGTAGAAGAGAACCAACTCGATATATCCGAACTCGAACCGCCCACGACGTCCTTACCGGCACTGTCCTTGACACCAAACACAAAGGTATATCCGAACAGCGAGAGGTTGCTGAGCTCAGAAGCCGCAGACGGCGTCGAACTGGAGCATGCGGTGCCTGCACCAAAGAACGCACCTGCATCTGAGGAGTCAATCTTTGTCGACGAGCTCTTGACCGTGCACACCGAACCACCGAACCCGCCACCACCACCAATGATGAGCTTGCCGGATGCGGGCATCGGGACACCGTCAAGCACCTGAGACTTCTGAAGTCGGCCATTGATGTAGATGTCGACGTTCCGATTATGCACCGTGATCGACACTGCGAACCACGACTGCAGCGGCACGTTCTCAACGGTCACGACCTGCATCGTTCCGCTTCCCACATTCACAGTGTTCACGTTCGTTCCGGACGGATACAGACTGATGGCGACTTGAAGGGAATTGTCGGTCGGGTGAAGCGTGACAGCCGGAACGCTCGTGCCCGGATTGGTTGAGCTGGTCTGTGAAATGACCGGCTTGGGTTGTCCGAACTTGTATCCCCAATCCTTGATGTACATCCAAAATTGAAGGCTTGTATTTGAACCCGACACAATCGATGGAATGGTTGACCCGACCTTTGCGTCCACCGCCGTGGGAGCTTGGTCGGCGGCCAATGCGATTCCGCCCGCGGGTCCTACATACTTGCTCGCCGCAACAACAAGTGCAAAGACGACGCCAATCGCGAAGACTGCACCTAAAATTCCCATATAATTGATTGGCTTGGGTCCAGCGGGTGCCAGTTGAAGGGCCAGCCCGGGCGGCTTTGATGCGGACGATCCCATCTTTATGCTTTACAAGGGAAAGGTATTCAAGATAACAATGGAAAAACGAACACTGCCTATCCAACGAACACCGGTGCCAATGTTCTGTAATAATTGTGGAGAGAGAGGTCATGTCTTTAAGCACTGTCTGCAACCTGTGCTGTCATGCGGTATCATCTTGGTGAATCGGGCATCCATACCGGTGGACCCGACCACTGTGCAGGTCTTGATGATCCGAAGGAAGGACAGTATGAGTTTCGCGGAGTTTATGCGGGGAAAGTATGATCCGTCGGACGAGGCCTACGTCGGCCGGCTCTTCACCAACATGACTCTGCAAGAGCAGACAGCAGTCGTGTGCGAGCCGTTTGACGTGCTGTGGAATCAGCTGTGGGGAGATGACCACTCGTCGCCGGAGTACATGTTCTCGAAGGACCGGTTTGCTCGCGTAGACCGTGAGGGGGCAATGCGAAACAACATGTCGGTGTTCAAGGAGCCAGAGTGGGGATTTCCGAAGGGCCGGCGAGTCCGCACGGAGACAGATGTAGAGTGTGCGATTCGTGAGTTCAATGAGGAGACCAATGTTCCGCGTGACGCATACACGCTGTTGAAGGACATTGTCTTGGAGGAAACGTTCATGGGTCTGAACGGGATTCAGTATCGCCACATCTACTTCGTTGGACTGCTGACAGCCCCAGACCGTGTGAATGTGGGTCAGAAGATGACACACATGCAGCGACGTGAAATTTCGGGAATTGGGTGGAAGACATTCGACGAGTGTCGTGGATATGTTCGCCCTCATCACGTGGAGCGAATGGCCATGTTGGATGTGTTGGAGAATATCGTCAAGACGTATGAGAGCAATTAACGATGACGGCGAGTCTTGCGAGACTTGCGAGACTTCTTCTTGGTGCGGCGTCGCCGTCCGCCATCCGAAGCCGAGACTCTCTTCTCTTTGGTCGCGAGCTCCCGCGCCGCATGCAGCGCGTCCGCCGCCTTCTTGACCTCCTTCGCCTCCGCCAGCCGGCGCGCCGCCGCCTCAGCCGCCGCCGCCGCTTCCGCTTCTGCATTCGCTCTCGTGTCGCTCATTTATACGAATCCCCGACATTAATCCGGACACGCCGTGATTCCGAGCATTGTCAAGGCCGCAGTCTGTGTTCCAAACGCATAGTGGAAGAGTTCGCCAATCACCACCCAAAACAAGAAGTGAAGAAGCACATTGCCTCCAAACTCCCACGATGTATACATCGCGAGCATGAATGTCAGAGTTGTATCGACAACCGCCACGCCCATGAACCGATAGGAATGTGCGCCTGTGCCCGGTGCCCCAAAGATATTCGCATACGGACAGCTCATTGTATCTACGCAAACCTAAAACGTGCAAAGTAGACCGTGATGCAGTAGGCGACGACGCTCAGCACAAACACCCACCACCACACAGGGAACACGGTGGCCTCCTTGTCCTCCGTCCCGAACGGACGGATCCGCCCTTCACGCCCAAAGGCGACGGACGGTTTGATGTACAGGAAGGCCGCCATAAGGAACAGATAGATGGACACCATCCAGATGCGGTGGTTTTTCCGGGTCAGCGGCTCCATTACTTACGGGAGCGACGAGTTTTGCGCTGGTGGCGACGGCGGCGTGTCTTGCGACGACGTCCGGCAGCCGGAGCGCTTGCCTTTTCTTTTATGGCCTGTTTCAGGGCTTTTTCTGCCTTCTCCTTGTCATCTAGGGCATGTTCAAGCTTGTCCAAGTCACTGGTATGGTCGTCAAGCGCGGCAAGCATGGATACCATGCCATTTCCCCTTTTCACAGTTTCATTGCTTATCTTAATGGACCAGGTGGATGCGTTTTCATCTGCCCAGGTTAATATTGCCGTCTGCCCCCTGTATATCACCTCCTTCTCAGGCATTTGTTAATCCCTCCGAAACTTTCAACGCACCACAAGATAATGGCCGCCCCAGCGTTCGTCCTTCCGAACCGGAAAGCGTTCGCGGACTACATTACTCGCATCTTCTTGAAATACCGCAAAGAAGACCGTGACCCCCTCGACGCCGAAGACAAGGACGCCGACCTGTGCTTGAAACAGTCGAATGCCCGCGAGATGTTTCCCTACCAGAAGCTGATTCGCGAGTACTTGATGATCGAGACGCCGTATCGTGGCATTCTGCTGTATCACGGTCTGGGGTCCGGCAAGACCTGCACGTCCATCGCCGTTGCCGAATCGCTGATGAGCTACAAGAAGGTGTATGTGCTGACTCCGGCCTCTCTTCAACAGAACTATCGGTCTGAGCTGCGAAAGTGCGGCGACCCTATCTACGCCTTTGAACAGCACTGGCGTGAGAAGGCATTGAATGAGCAGTCCCGAGCCGAGGCCAAGGCATTGTCCATCTCTGACGGATTCCTGGACCGGAATGGCAAGTTTTTCGTGACTGTGGCGGGTGAGAACCCGAACTACAAGGACCTGCCCAAGACAGCTCAGGATATCATCAAGGGCCAGATCGAGGATATCATCGGACAACGCTTCAATTTTATCAACTACAACGGACTGTCTAGCAAGAACATTGATACCTTTGTTCCGAAACCCGACGCCGAAGGGACGTTCCCCGAGAATCCGTTCAACAATTGCGTGGTCATTATCGACGAGGTTCATAACCTGATTTCGCGTATCGTCAATTCCTCTGAGATTGCTCGCCGACTCTACGATGCGGTGTACAAGGCCACCGACTGCAAGATTGTCGGGCTGTCAGGCACGCCCGTGATCAATCGCCCCAACGAGATTGCGTATCTGATGAATCTGCTGCGTGGACCCATCGAGCGGGTGACCATTCCCTTTGCCAAGGCAGCGTCATGGGACGAGGAGAAAATGAAGACGGCGTTCAAGGCATTGCCTGACGTGGATACAATCGAGTTCAATGCGGTGAAGAAGTATGTGCTGATTACTCGCAACCCTCCTCATTTCCGGTCGGTGTACAACGAGGCAGGTGACCGCATTGCCGTGCAGTACAAAAAGGACATTCCCTTTGTTCCTCTGGCCATGGACTGGGTCAAGACCTGGGACAAGAAGATAACCGGAGAGATTGGTGCCGAGATTGCGGTTGACCGCGTGACGACTGAGAATCTGGAATGCTTGCCCACCAAGTTTGAGGAGTTCGCAAGCACGTTTCTCGATGGACTGAACATCAAGAATCCCCTGCTGTTCGGTAAGCGTATCCAGGGCTTGGTGTCGTATTTCAAGGGTGCCGATGAGCGGTTAATTCCCAAACGCGTGGAGGACGACAAGATGCTGGAAAAGGTCATCATGAGCTCTGAGCAATTCACACAGTATCTCGACGTCCGCTTTCAAGAAATCAAGGCGGATGCGAGGAAGGCGTTAAGCATGAACGATGACGGCGGGTCGTATCGTGTGATTTCTCGTCTGGCCTGCAACTTTGCGGTGCCTCCCGAGTTGAAGGCCTTGACCAAGAAGGTGGAGACCGAGTACAAGGAAACCGATGTTCCCGACAAGCCCGAGATTCTGGCGGCCTTGAAGGCTCAGCCGGACAAATATCTGACGGCCAAGGCGTTGGAGCAGTATAGTCCTAAGCTGTTGAAGATGCTGACAAACGTGGAGGCAACCCGCGGTGCCGGTGCCGAGTGGCCCAACCAGTTCGTGTATTCGCAGTATCGCCAGCTGGAAGGACTCGGTGTCTTTGCCGCTATTCTGGATGCGAATGGGTGGCAGCCGTATAAGATCACCAACAAGAACGGACAGTGGCAGGAAGACGAGATGGCCGACAAGCCAGCATATGCCTTCTTCTCCGGCGAAGAGAAGGAAGATCAGCGTGAGCTGATGCGTCAGATTCTTAACAATCGCTACGAGAACAGCTTTCCGCCCAGTCTGAAGACGAGCATTGAGAAACGCGGTAAGAAGTTGCTGTGCATGCTAATGGCCACGTCAAGTGGTGCCGAAGGTATCACACTAGCCAATGTCCGCCACGTTCACATCATGGAGCCGCACTGGACTCCGGCTCGTCATGACCAGGTTATCGGGCGTGCCATTCGCATCTGTTCCCACGCAACCCTGCCGCTCGACCAACGCACCGTCAAGATCAGTCTGTATATCTCCGTAATCTCGCCCACGCAATCCAAAGGTGCCGACGGACCGAACGTGGTGGCCGTTCGCAAATCGGACGTGGAGTTGAAGCGGTATGAAGGTGAACCAGCTGTGGAGACGTTCATGTCCACAGATGAATACCTGTATGAGAAGGTGTATGAAAAGGACAAGGTCAACCAGCGGATTTCCATTCTGCTGAAACAGTCGGCGGTGGATTGCGAAGTCCACCGCAAGCTCCACTCTCGCGAGAAGCCGGCTATTTCGTGCATGCGGTTCGATACCACCGCCACCGGCGAGGACCTGGCCTTCAAGCCGAACATCAAGTCCGATGATCTGGACGAGACGTATCTGCGGAACATGACTCGCAAGAAACGGCGGTTGCAGAAGTTGAAGATCAAGGACATTGTGTACTTCATGGACCCCGACTCGAAGGAGATTTTCGACGGTCAGGCCTTTGAGGACAATCAGCGGCTGTTACGTATCGGCACCAAGATCTCCGAGACGCAGATTAAATATTGGCTGTCCTGAGGTCGTCGAGCCAAACGCCGCACACGTCGCTCCAAGTCTTGAACTTCATCTCCAACGCCCGAGCCTGCATCGTGATATAGTTCTCCATCACCGCGTCCATCGCATCGGCCACGTGATTCGGGTCGAAGGACGGTGCACTCAGGCCCAGAGGCATGGCTGCCGCCTGGTAGACAAGCGGTCCCGGACGAATGTACTGCGTGACTGTGGTTGGAAGGAAGGAACGATACGATCCCACATCCGTGACAATCTGGGGGGCACCCGTATACAGATGCTCGAGCTGGCACAGTCCGAAGCCCTCGCCGTCTGACGTGTTGATGCCAACGTCGGACATATTGTAAATCTGGTTGATGCCCTCGTCGCTCAGCGTGTTGGGCGGGGCCGTGTCCACAATCGCCATACGCTTGGCATACACATTCGGCTCCAGACCCGCACGGACAAGCTGGTCGTGGAAGATACGCTGAATATCGTAGTGAGCACCCTTCTGCGGGTCAACCGTTGTCACCATGAGAAGCCAGAGCGGCTTATCCGGATGACGACGCAGCAGCTCCACGAATCCCATGATGGTCAGGTCCTGACGCTTCCGCTGGCTGTTGCGATTGGCGTTCAGAAACACAATTGCCTCCGAGGGAAGACCCACATTCTTGCGGAGAGCCATGCGTGTCGCGGGCGGCAGACGAGAGAAGACAGTCGAGTCGATTGCATGCTCCATCACGCCCGGAAGGGGAATGTCTGTGCCATACTCTGCATACACCTTGGCCCACGCATCCGTGAAGCAATAGACCTTATCCGCCGCCTTGTTCAGCTCGGCCATCAGCGGTGGGGCGATACCGGTATACACCTGATCCACGTACAACCACAGCTTGTACGGCGTCTCACCCTTCTTGTACTTCATCGAGTTGATGAACCGTGCGATGATCATGGGGTCATTGTAGATCATGACCACGTCCGGCCCGACCATCTCCAGATACTCGTGGATCTTGTTGAACCCGAAGCCCTCCTCCTTCGGGTCCTCGTTGGCAGCTGCATCATAGGCGACGATTCCCTCGGGAACCTTGCGAATGTTCTTCCGCTCGGGGTGACGCTGAAACCCAAAGTGGAACGTCTTGACCTTCGGGGCAAGTGTGGCGGCCTGGGCCAGAAGATTGGAGACGACCTTTGAGTACCCGGTGGTCTGATCAACGTGAGTGCTAACGAGAACGAACCTCATTTGAGTGTATTCTCTCT